TATAATTATATAGTTATAAAAATAAGAGGAAGAACCCTGATAAAATCAGGGTTCTTCCTCTTTTCGTCATATATACGTCAAAAATTTTATCGACTAAAGATATTTTCAACGCTTTTGGCAGCATTATTTCGCATTTCTTGTGAATAGTGTATATAGGTATTAATCACTGTATTTAGGCCATCTCCCAATAAACTGGCTACGGTTTGCATATCAACTCCATTAGCTAGTAGAGAGGTAGCGTAGGTATGCCTAAACATATGAATTGTTTTATCTTGTAAATACCTATTTATAATATAATTCACTCGTGATGTACTACTATTCTTGAAGTCGAATATGCGACCAGCTTTATTACTGTTAATACTATTTAACTCATCTATTAGTATTTGAGGTATAGGAATAGTCCTAATGCTGTTAACGCTTTTAGGTGTTTTAAAGCCATGTTCATGATCCGTCTTGCGAGACCATTGTTTATTAATAGAAATTGTTTTGTTGTTGAAGTCTATATCTTCCCAACATAAACCGACTATTTCACCATAGCGTGCTCCAGTATAGCGAGCGATACAACATACGAGATAATAGATAGGGTATTTGTCTTTGATATTGTTGAGCAACTTATCCATATCTTCGTTGCTAATCGTATTAACATCGCTATTTGACGCTTTTTTATATTTCTTAATACTAGCACATGGATTATCTCTAATAAGCCTGTACGGCGATATAGCATGCTTAAATATAGCTTTTAATAATACAATGCAAAGGTTCTTACTTGCTGCAGATTTATTAGAATTAACTAATACGTTCATAATATCTTTATGGTTAATATCCTTAATCATCATATTATGAAGTTTTGTACAGTCTTTATATATTATATTATCGTATGTTTTTCGTGAGTTAATTGATAGCTCGTGCTTTTCATTCATGTAAACCGAATAGAATTCTATGAACGTTATATCCTGCATTGTATCGTCAAGCGGTGATATGAAGTTCTTTTTTATTTCATCTAAAATCTGTTCGCCGTATGCCTTGGCTTCACGTTGCGTATTGAAACCTTGCTTTGATTTCTGCTTCCATGTACGGCCTATTTTATACCCTACAATAATTTGATAGCCTTTGTCTTTCTTGCGAACAGTAAAGTTATATTGCATCTTCGCTACCTATATATATTAATTTCTTTTTATTTGATGAGGTTAGCATAACGCTTTGTAGGGTAGTAGATAACATTAAAGGGATAGCGTTAAATATATCCTCTTTTGTACCTGTTAACCATATAGCGCCATCATCTAATTGTAGTTGAATTTTATACTTGCGACCGGTTAGCTTAACTCTACCAATTTCAAAATCAATAGTGCCATCACATAGCCTACGCAGTTCATGATTGAAACCTGGTTGAATTGCTTTTATTGTGTTAAAGAATTCTTGTTCTAGTACATTGAAATCGTTCATAAGATACTCTCCGCTATAAGAATTATGTTTATATATTATGTCTCATGCTTTCAATGAAGTTCACGTGCTTTTCCGAATCGTGGTCCCTGTTCACGATATGTAATAGCTCGTGCATGTATGTTGCTCGTTGCTGGTGGTAGGAATGTTTAGGGTTAAGAACTATGGTATAAGTATCATCTTCATTCTTCCTGGCAAAGCCACCACACGTTAAAGGTAAATCGTTACTATAAATCGTGTTAATCACTACTAATCATCTCCCTATATAGTTAGTGTTATTCATCTCCTCGCTCACGTTGTAAAAGCGATTTGGTGATATTTATAATAGCTTTCATATCTTGCTTTGATAAATTTCGTTTTGCATCTAACAGTATTCGCAACTCAGGATCGTTTTTAATCTGCTCGGCGAGTTCTGCAACTTCTGTATCGTAATAATAACTATCGTTTGTTATGTTACTATCTTTGCCAGTAATTATATAATCGGTAGACACTCCATAGATAGTAGCGAACTTTTCTATTAAGTCAGCACTAGGGGAGCGTAAATCTTTCTCCCACATTGATATAGCAGATTTAGATACTTGCAATTTACGTCCTATTTCTTCGCCTGTGTAATTGTGCTTTAGTCGCAGCTCTTTTAGCCTCGCTCCCATAGTTTTCATTTTGTATACCTCCATGATTTGATTATATATAATTGTAAACAAATTGTAAAATCACAATATGTGGAATTTATAAATCTTTTACTTGATTGTTTACAAAATGTATACTACAATACAGTCATAAGGTAGTTAACAAAATGTAAACGAGGAGGGATATAATGAAGCAAGAAAAGTTGATTAAACTAAGACATGCGCTAGGGTTTAGTCAACAAGAATTAGCCAATGTGTTAGGCATTACCAAAGGCGCTTATAGTTTAAAGGAGAATGGAAGAAGAAACTTTAATCAACGTGAAATAGGACTTATATTTACTAAATTTAACGAAGTGGATACAAGCCTAAACATGCAAGATATTTTTTTATCGTAGAAGTTCACAATATGTGGAAATTTTATATTTACTACAAAGGGGCGAGCATAAATGAAACCAAATAGTATTTTAAACACAGACCAATACACAAAGATTGTTATAAAAAGGGAAGATGACGATACAGTTGTTGCGGTTATCACTGAAGATGATGTCGAGCCTTCGCCAAACTATATCGCCGTACTAACTCCTAATTATGATTAGACTTTTAGTGGCGAAAAACTGGTATTTAAATTTTAGGAGGTAAACAAATGAAAAATGAGTTTTGGCAATTCGTTTCAGACGAAGAAGTGGTGAAAATGTATGAACGATACGGATTAATTATTGCAACTAACTGGGGTGAAAGTAAAAAAGATTTCTTGAAGTTGATAGTGCGATTTGAAAACGCAGTAGCAAACATTATGAACAACGTTGAAGCAACAACTAAAGAACGTTGGATATTGGTTTCATTCTTAAATCGTTGCTACGAAATTAAATCATTATTAGGTATTTGATTATGGATCTTGTCTATACAGTGAATGAGGTTGCTGAACTGTTAAAAGTAACACCACAAACGATATATGAATTAAGAAATAGCGGTAAATTACCGGCGATAAAGAATATCGGTAGAGTGCTATTTAATGCGAATGATGTGTACTCATTCATAGGTATTGAAGATGAGTTCACACCTTACAACTATCGGCAACTCAAATTAGAAAATAAAAAACTCGCCACAGAAAATGACGAGTTAAAGCAAAAAATCAGAAAAGTAACTAGTGAAATGTTGGTGCTAGTTAACGAAATTTGAAAGGAGGTGAAATAGATGAAATGGGTATCGGCGATGCTATGCATCGCATCGTATGGAGTTATAGAAGGCTCCGACGTGCAGGGCTATGAATTAAGCTCTGCAACATGGGCTTTATTAATCGTGTGCATGATAGCTGCAATAAGCATTATGTTTCATGAACTAAAAAAGGACGTCCACTAACTGGCATTAGTAGAACGTCCACAGTTAAAAATTAACCAATTTGATTATATCACAGGAGATTAACAATGAATACAAATAAAAAAGTAATGATGGCAACACTAACAATCAGTGCGTTAGCAGTTAACGTATTAGCTGCTGACAATAACTTTGTAGGTGGTACTGATAACGTTGTAGAAACTGGTGTTAAAAGTGCAGGTGTTGTAGGGTATCAAAATACTATTAAAGGAAATAATGCGGTGGCGTTTGGTGAAAACAATATCGCAGCCGGCACGAATTCGTTCGCCGGTGGTAATGATAGTAAAGCGTTAGGCCGTGATAGTTTCGCTTACGGTGCACATGCAGAAGCAACCATCGAGTATACAGTAGCTATAGGCAGTCAAGCTCGTACTGCTGCGTACAATACTATCGCTATTGGTAATGGTGCATACGCAAACGGCGAGTCAACAGTTGTATTAGGTAGAACTAATACCGTAAACGCTGAAAATGCGACGGTAGTTGGCTCTAATAACGGAACAGTTGCAAGCGGTCATGGCGTAGTTGTTGGTTATAACAACAAGGTTCAAGGCTCTGATAAAGAAATGTTGGTTTTTGGTTCTAATAACACTGTTCAAAATCAAGGTGCTACTGTTTTAGGTTCTCACGGTCAAGCGGTAGCGGTGGATAGTTTAGCATTAGGCAATAATACATTGGCTGATGTTCAAAACTCTGTATCCTTAGGGACTAACTCAACTACAGAAGAGGCCGTATCTACCGACCACATTTACATTAACGGTGAAAAATATGATTTTGCCGGCGGTGTAGCTAACAGCACTGTATCTATCGGAGCAAATAATAAAGCTGGTAATGGTGGTGTTCAAAACTATAAGCGAACACTAACCAACGTGGCAGCAGGTAGAGTAGATGGTACATCTACCGACGCAATCAACGGCTCCCAACTTAATGCAGTGATTAACGCTCTTAAATTTACTACCGTTGCCGAAGGAAGAAATACAACTGTTACACAATCAACAAATATTGATGGTGGTAAAGAGTTCGCGGTTCATGTGAATAAAGACCTGGTTAACATGAATTCCATTCAATTGGGCACGGTTAATGATCCACAACATAACTATATTGGCAAAAATAGTAGCCATGTATTTAATGGAGAAATTAACTCCGAATATGGAGCTAATGGCTTCAAAGTAGAAAACACAGACAATTTAGACAATGCTCAATTCAATATGGATGGAATGGTTGCTGATAGCAACGGCAAACATATTGAGTTCACAACTCAAAATATTACTGCTGGTAATCAACAAATTCACGATGTAGCGGATGGAGTTGCGGATGCTGATGCAGTTAACATGCGACAACTAAAAGCACAAAGCCAAGCAGGTTTAAACGAAATCAATGCAACAAATCAACGTTTGAACAAATTGGGAGCTAGTTCTGCAGCATTGGCAGGCTTGCATCCATTAGATTTTAATAAGGACGACAAAGCGTCCTACGCTATTAGCTACGGCCATTATAGAAGTAGCAACGCGGTTGCATTAGGTGCGTTTTATCGTCCTAATGAAAGAACAATGTTCGGCACTGGTATGAGTTTAGGTGCTGAAAAGCAATTTACCGCAAACGTCGCTTTCAAGGTTGGTAAAGGCAGCGACTATGTAGCGGAAGCCAAAGGCGAAAATGCTCGTATTAGCCAACTCGAAAAGCTCGTTGAAGCGTTAACTAAAGAAGTTAATGAATTGAAGGCTAAATAATGGAATTAGAAAAGGAGTAACATCATGAACCAATTTACTATTGAATTTAAAAGCCCTAAAGATCTTGCAAAGAAAATCGCTGAATATAACGAATTAATGAATGGCAAGCCTGAACCAGTTGAAGTAGAAAAACCAGTTAAAGTGGTTGAGGTGGTAACTGTTCCTAAAGACGAAGTTAAGCCTGAACCAACTGAAGTTGTTTTAGAAACACCTAAAAAACCAACTCCTGGTGCTAAGGTTGAAAAAGAAATCGTTGAAAACGTATCTATCGAGCCTGACGATGTGCCCGTTACTGATTTTGACGGCAATGAAATTAATCAACCTACCGAAGAATTGTCTATTGATGAAGTTGAAGTATTTGACCCTAAAGAGTTTTGGAATGAGTTCAAAACGTGGATGGGTAGCGACAAAGAACGAGCTATGGCAGCTCTTAAAATCTTCCAAAGTAACGGCGTAGATAAACCTACATCCACAGCGTTAACTGATGTAATTGTTAAGGAATTAAAAGAGTTAATGAAATAAGAGATAGGAGTACCACAATGGCATACGTTAATGATTTTAAAAGAGTAGTTGATAATGTAGCACCTCAAATCGAGGTGCTACGCAAAGCGATGGAACTCGATCCTGAAAACACAATTGAATATCAAAGAGCCATCGACTTTTGTGAAACCAATCAAACTGTATCACAAACAATACTCAATGCTATCAAACTTGTAGAAAAAGACAGTAAAAAGACAGAAGATGGACAGAAGAAAGACAGTAGCGAGACAGTAGAAAAACAAAAATCTACTAAGGCTAAAAAAGCGTCTAAACCTGCTCCAACTGTTGAAGAACCTCCTAAAGAGGAAGATACGTCCGATGATGTATTCGATATGTTTTGTGATTAATAGGCGGTGATATAGTATGGAGTATTTAAACTATATAAACATTCCTAAAATGTTTGACTCTATCGTTTTAGAAACGCAATGGAGTTGCGATTATACAACTATATATCATTTTGATTGTGGTCATGCATTCGGTAGCCAATGGGATAGAAAATATAACTATTTTAACGGATACACAACGGCAGCAAAATATTATACATGCCCTAAATGTGGCGTTCACTCATCGCCTGATGTGCATAAGGTTTTCTCCTCTCACAGAGAGGAGAAAATTTACCCAATATCAATGTTTATCGAGGTGATTAATTATAAGAATTTCCTTGATTTAAGAATTAAATATCGTGGTATCCAGTTGTTCATGAATGGCACTAAAAGCGAAGAAAAGACATATTGTGAAACTATGCGATATGACTTTAAGAAAAAATGTGCGATATTTATTGATCGTGATAGAAATCGACATGAAATATCTGTTGCGTATCTACGAGGTGATGGATACGAGGAACACGGTATTATGCCAGTACTAACCTATCTAGGTAGTTCATATGCCGTTCATAGCATTAATAAGAAGCGTTTGAATGAAGTATTTAAAACGTTAAGAACTGCATTTGAAAAGCGGTTAGAAGAAACATACGGCTTTAAATCAAAAGGAGTATATATTCCTCCAGGTGTTAACGAAGAGGGCGGCTACTTCTCAACTATGCTCATTAATATGGCTTTTAAAATAGCAGCACCTGATATGCCATCTATTACAAAGATAATAGAAAGCACTAACCGTTGGAGCGATAACTATTGTCTTAAACATCATATTCCATTTAGTGATTGTGTATTTGAGGACACAAAGAAAGGCATGAACTTTGTTCAATCTTTAATGAAACAATATCACGCCCCAAATTCAAGATCATTAAGAAAAGCTATGAGTACAGACATCATGGCAGTTAATATGACGAACGTATTAAATCTATTTAAAGATGAGAACATTCGCAGAACTATATTAACCCTAGATAGGACTGATATCGTTGAATTAATGAACTCACCACTTTATAGAAGCCCTTATACAGGAAAGGTATTAACCGCTAAAAGTATTAGAGATGTAATGGCTGTTACTACTCAACTGGTTAAGGATATGTGGTCTAAGTTAATTGACCGACATGGTGAAACTGGTGTTCTTAATTACTTATTAAGTGCTGATTACTCTGAAATTAGAGATATACCAAATATGTATTTAGATTTAAAGCCTAAATATAGGGAGCTGGTGTGGAGTCAACCGTGCAAGTTAAAGAAGTTTCATGATTTGCTAGTGAATGTCTACAACAAGCAAGAGTATGGTGATGTAAATCTACCTATGATTGAAAAACTCAACGCAGATATCGATGGTATGCACTTTATGATACCTAGAACTGCTGCCGACCTATTAAATGTTGGTAAATCATTAAATAATTGTGTTGGTTCATATAAGGATAGGGTGATGAAAGGATCCGTAGCTATCGTTGTAGTAACAGACGACAATATGAAACCTGTTGCCTGCCTTGAACTTAATAAGAATGGTAGAAATAAATTCGCTAAACTCGTACAAGCAAAGCTATTTGCTAATAAGCGAGTAGCCGAGAATGAACAAATTAATACAGCTGTTATGAAATGGGCCAATCAATTAAAGATACAGCCCCATACGGTAGATATAGAAGCACATGTGAGTTAAGGGAGATAAGAAATGAAACTATTAAAGCTATCGCTTACTAACTTTAAAAGCATCCGTCAATCTAGCTTTGAATTCGACGGAGAAAACAAAATCATCTTTGGTGATAATGCAACAGGGAAAACAACGGTATTCGACAGTATGTGCTGGCTGTTGTTTGGTAAAGACAGCCTAGACCGTAGCGACTTTGAAATTAAAACTCTCGTTAATGGCGAACCAATTCACAAAGTTAATCATGAAGTTGAAGGTGAGTTCAGTAACAATGATGGAACACAATTCACGTTAAAGCGTGTATATCGTGAAAAGTATAGTAACCCTCGTGGTGGTGATACAAAACTCACAGGCCACACTACTGATTATTTCATTAATGAAGTACCAGTCAAAGAAAAAGAATATAAGGCTTATATCAACAACCTAATTAGTGATGATGTATTTAAACTTATCACAAACCCTTTATATTTCAATGAGCAGTACAGTTGGCAAAATCGTCGAAAGTTATTGCTCGAAATGTGCGGTAATGTTGATGATGAAACCGTAATTCGTAATCATGGTGAGTTAAGAAAGCTATTATCTGTTCTTAACGGCCGTACTGTTGAAGAACATAAAAAAATAGTCGCTGCTAAAAAAACAGCCATTAACAAAGAACTCGACATGATACCAGTACGAATTGATGAGGCCATTCGTAATAAACCGGAGGTGCAGTCAGATAAAGATAAATTAAAAGCTGATATTGAAACGTTTAACACTGGTATTAATCAACTCGAAGAGGAAGCTGCTGTTATTAAGAATGGCCTAAAAGAAACCGAGGTCAAGTCTAAAATTCGCAATATTAAGCGTACAATCGATGAAAGACGTAACCAGGTATTATCTGACTACGACAAAGAGAAAACTCGCTTACGTGGTGAATATGAGTTCTCATTAAATCAATTAAAGGCTATTGAACAAGAGCGAGATAGACTTGCGGATCATAACTATGAAACAGGAAGAAACATTGAACGTGAAAATAAGCGAATTGAAAAGTTAAAAGAAGAATTTAACGCTTTTAATATTCAAGAATTTGACGATGTGAACTGCCCTACATGCGGTCAGCCGTATCCTGATGATAAAAGAGAAAGCCTAAAAGAAGCATTTAACATGCAAAAGGCTACTAACCTTGAGGAATGGCAAAAGTTAATTGATAGTGCAGAAAACATGAAACGTTCTTATATCGAGCAAGAAGAAATAGTTGCTGTTAAAATCGACGGTTTAACTAATCAAGTTGAAGAGCAACAACAAGACTATGAACGTAAATTTAAGGCTTATGAAAACCTAGAACAGCCTGATATCAATAAAGATTCTGTATATATGGATCTACAAGCACAGCTATTTTTATTAGAGTCTGAACTCGATGATACCGATACAACCAACTCTTATGAAACGATTAATAAAGATATCGATGAGATGAAAGCTAAACGTACTCAACTCGTTGATGAACTTAATAAGCATGAGTTGATTGAAAGCATTGATGAACGAGTTAAAGAGTTAGAACGCAAACAGCAACAACTAGCCAATGATAAGAATGAGCTAGATGAAGCAATGTTCCTTATGGACGAATTCATTAAGGCAAAAGTTGATATGTTAGAACAATCTATCAACAGCCACTTTGAATATGCTCGATTTAAAATGTTTAACGTATTAGTGAATGGCAATATTGAAGAATGTTGTGAAACAACTTATAAAGGTGTTCCATATCGCAGTATGAACAATGCTGCTCGTATGAACGTAGGTCTTGATATTATCAACGCTTTAACAAAATATTTTAAAGTTGATGCACCTGTATTTATAGACAATGCTGAAGCTGTAACTAGCTTTATCCCTTGTCATAGTCAAGTTATTCAATTATTCGTAGACGCAACATTTAAAGAATTAACAGTTGCATAGGAGGTCCAATATGGCAAACGAAATCACAACAAAGAAAAATGAAGTATCCGCTAATTTTAATTCGGTAGCAAGTTTTGAATTATTGCAACGTCAAGCAAAAATGTTCAATGAATCTAGTCTTGTACCTGATAACTTTAGAGGACCTCAAAATTTTGGTAACGCTTGTATCGCATTAGAAATGGCTGTTCGCATTAATGCTAGTCCATTAATGGTAATGCAAAATTTATATGTAGTGTATGGAAATCCTAGTTGGTCCTCTAAATTCTTAATCGCAACATTTAATCAATGCGGTAGATTTGAAGCTATTAAATACAAAGAAACTGGCAAAAAAGGTACAGATAGTCAAGGTATTATTGCTTACACTCGCGAAAAAGGAAGCGATGAAATTATCGCAGGTCCTGAAGTAACCATCGCGATTGCTAAGGCAGAAGGCTGGTATGACAAAAAAGGTTCTAAATGGAAAACAATGCCAGACCAAATG